TTCTTGGATATGGCTGCGCAAATTATTCAGAAAATGATCGTGATGTATGTCTTGAATACACTTGTCGGGTTACTGCCTGGCGCTCAGTACGGAAGCGGCATGGGCAGCAAGCCAGGCATTCCCGGCTCGGTCTCGCCTCAGGGGCTTCCTTATTATGGACCTGCTTTCGCAAAAGGCGGCATTATGACCGAGGATGGTCCGATGCCATTGCGTACCTATGCTCGCGGTGGAATTGCACGCAGCCCACAGCTTGCCATGTTTGGCGAAGGGTCTATGCCTGAAGCGTATGTGCCATTGCCTGACGGGCGGAGTATTCCGGTTACAATGCGTGGAAGCGCAGGCGTGCAGGTGGATGCAATCAACATTACGATTGAAAATACTGGTGATCAATTGACGCCTGCCGCACAAAAGCAATTGGCAGGGCAGGTGCAAGGGATTGTGCTTTCAACCCTTGCTAATGAGCGCCGCAGTGGAGGAATGCTGTAATGGCCTATCTATCTTTTGACGACATCAAACTAGAGCGGGTTACGTCTGTCAGCAGAACTACGCGCATTCAGCGTGCTCAGTTTGGCGATGGCTACAGCCAAGTTTTGACCGATGGCCTTAATTCAGATGTAGAAAGGTGGGATTGCACAACTGGCCTTCTTACCGTTGAAGAAGCGTATTCAATTGAAAGCTTCCTGCTTGCACAGGCCGGTCAAGCTATTACGTGGTCAAGCCCGTTAGATACAAAAACTTTTTCTAGACCGTTTGCGTCTGGTCAATTGCTTCTTGGGTACAAAAACCTTAGCAGCTTGACGCTTGATGGCTATACAAGGCCGACTGACTATACCGCCAATCTGGCAACGGGATTATTGACTTCCGTCACGATAAGCGATGAAACAATTGTTGATGTGACTCTTACCCTTGCACCAAGGACATTCCTTCTTGATAGCGGTTGGACCTTGACTCCTGAAACCCCGACTTACTATCGACTCAAGTTTTCTTTGACGCAGGTGTATGTATGACCCAATCACCACCTAACGCCGAAACATTCAAAACGCAGCTACCGCAGGTCATTGATCTGTTTACGCTGGATATTACGACGTTGCTGCCTGCCGGATCAACCGATCAAGCGATTTATCGTTTTTGCAATTGGACGCAAGTCAACGGGCAAGACATTGTATATCAAGGCAACACCTATACGCCTTTGCCGCTTCAAGCAACGGGATTTGAGCTTAATACTTCTGGGCAACTGGCGCGTCCCACGCTGACCTTTGCAAATGTCGGTTTGACGATTACTGGGCTGACCAATACATACGATGATCTTGTTGGGTCAACGGTTCAGCGTATTCGCACTTTAAGCACTTACCTTGACGGATTGCCTGGTGCGGATCCTGATGCTTACTGGGGGCCTGATGAATGGGTCGTTGAGCAAAAAAGTAGCGAGAACAAGCTTGCGGTTTCATTCCAGCTTGCGATTCCGTTTGACCTAGAAGGCCGTGCGTTACCTGGTCGTCGTCTGTTACGGGAACAATGCCAATGGATTTACCGCAGCAACATCGGCTGTCACTATGATGGCAACCGTTATTTCAACGCCAATAATCAATCTGTGGCAAGCATTGATAACGATGTCTGCGGCAAACGGCTAAGCAGCTGCCGGCTTCGTTTTGGTCGCATCGAGGTACTGAAATCCTTCACGTCTGGCACCTTGTTTTTGGGTTACACCAACATCAGCCCAACCAACGTGGTGATTGTTGGCGAGTATCAAGAGACAACAGATTTTACAGTCAATGCAACAACAGGCGTGTTGACATCTGTTACGATTGCGGACGGTATTGTGTTGACCATTCGCTTTAGTCCTACCACTGCAGGAGACCGCATCCCATTTGGCGGCTTTTCTGGTCTCGTCGATTCTCAGGGTTGATCATGTTATCCACGTTTTCTAATCCACTTACATCACGACAGCGAGCACAGATTCGCGGTTATGCGGAAGCGGCTTTTCCATCCGAAGCTTGCGGTTTTGTACTTGCCGATGGAGCGGTGGTTGAGTGTGCTAACACGTCTACGGTGCCAGACCAGTTTGTGATCAGTGCTGCTGACACCGCAAAATATTTGGATGATGCTGTTGCTTCATGGCATAGTCACGATGATTATGCAGCGTTGAGTTTTGCGGATGTAAATGCGTCAAAAGCGTTGAACCTGCCTTATGCGGTGTGGAACTGCGCTAGTACCGAAATCTTTTATTACGACCCACGTCAGTCTGCCGGATTGCTGAATCGCCCATGGATGTATGGCGGCTATGACTGCTACGCGGCAGTTCGTGACTGGTATTTCCAGCAGATGGGCGTTGAGATGGGAGATTACGAGCGGTTGTATGAAGGCGAATGGAAGCAGCGGGGGTTTACGCACTTTGAAACCAATTTTGCAAAGGAAGGGTTCGTGCAGATCCCCAAAACCGCACCGTTGGAACGTGGCGATGTTTTGCTGTTCCGTATCCGCAATCAGTACACCTGCAACCATGTCGCTGTCGTTGAAAACCCTGCTGCCAACCAGATCTACCAGCATTTGTTTGATCGGTTGTCTGGGGTGATGCCCTACAGCGGATATTTCCGCGATAATACATACATGGTGGTGCGACGCGAGGGCTGATGGTCACGATCCGATTGCTAGGGGAAGCAGGTCGCCGTTTTGGTCGCAAGTTTCAGCTTGCCGTAAAAACACCAGCCGAAGCGATGCGGGCATTGTGCATCCAGATCCCAGCACTCAGGCAGTATTTGCTGGAGTCAGGCGAAAAGGGTATCAACTGGCGGGTTGTAACCGAGCATCCCGACGGGCTAGATGAAGAGCAGTTGTTGTGGCCAATGAGCAAACGGATGGTGCTCGCGCCATTACCTGCTGGTCGTGGTGCTACTGGAAAGATTATTGCAGGCGTGGCGCTGGTGGCTGCTGCGATTGTCCTTGGCCCGATTGGGGCGCCTCTTTTTTATGGAGCGGCAGCGGCAGGCGGCGTGATTGGGGGATTTGCTGCTGGTGCAGTTGCATCAATCGGTTTATCAATGATTTTTGGCGGTGTCGCAGAGCTGCTAACGCCAACACCCAAAATGCCGAATGTCAAAAATGTAGGCGGCAGTTCGGCTTCAGGCCGTAACGAATCAGAACAACTCAATTCGTTTACATTCGACAAATCCAACGCAAATACGATACAAGGAGATGTCGTTCCCGTTCTTTACGGTGAGCGCATTGTCGGGTCATTGCCCGTCCTGTCCTTCGGCCTTGAACTGCAGAATTACTTGTGATGGAAGACTTCAATAAAAACCAAGAGCTGCAGGTCAAGGGTGCCAAGGGTGGCGGTGGTTCGTCCCAAACGGTTGTTCAAAACGTCACGGTTGTTGCGCCAACTCGTCAACCTGTTATTGCAGAAGACAACTTATTTTCTGTTGCATTTGCCAAAACGGTTTATGCCGTATCGGAAGGAATTATTGAAGGGTTTCCCAACAGCCTTGAAAAGGACGTTTATCTTGACGGCGTTCCAATTCAAAACCCTGATGGCACCAGCAATTTTGACGGGTACACATCTGATTATCGCTTTGGTGAAGATGAAACCCAGACGCCGATTGAAGGGTTTAGCACCACTGAAAATACAGTAGGCGTCTCAACGGAAGTAACACAAGCTGTTGGCCCAATTATTCGTGCAATTACTGATACCGATACGGAGCGATGCCGTGTAATTATTTCGCATCCTGCATTGCAAGAGCAGAACGAACAAAATGGCGACATAAGTGGCACGTCTGTACGTTACAACATTGAAGTCAACTCAAATGGCGGGCCTTATACGAGTGTTTTTGATGATGGGTATGTTGAAGTTAGCGGCAAATCAGATAGCGAATTTCAGCGGGCCTATGAGTTTGCGCTGCCTGGTAGCGGCCCGTGGAACGTGCGGGTTTCTCGCGTAACGGCAGACAACACTTCTGTCTACATCCAAAATTCAATCTTCTGGCAAAGTTTTGTAGAAATTATTGATGAAAAGTTTGCCTACCCTAACACCGCATTACTTGCGTTAAAAATTGACGCACGGCAATTCAATTCAATTCCAGATGTATCCGTCAAGCTTCGGGGTAAGCGTGTTCAGGTTCCGACTAACTACAATCCCGAAACTCGCACTTACACCGGAATCTGGGATGGTACGTTCCAGATGGCATGGACCGATAACCCAGCATGGATCTTCCGTGACATCGTTTTAAACGAGCGTTTTGGTGTCAGGCGGTATGTCAATTCAATCGCAATCGACCCTTGGTATCTCTACACCGTTAGCCAGTATTGCGACGAGTTGGTCCCTAATGGTGCAGGTGGTTATGAGCCACGTTTTACATGCAATGTTTACCTGCAGAATCCTGGCGGCGTTTATGAAGTTCTCAATGCGCTAGCGTCATGTTTCCGTGGCCTGATTTATTACAGCGAAGGGCAACTGTATTTAACGCAAGATCGCGCTCAACTTCCTGTCCAGCAATTCAGCGAAGCTAACGTCATCCAAGATGTTGGCGAAAACGGTGAAGTATCTTCGCCCTGTTTTAATTACAGCGGCACTGCGCGAACAGCGCGTAAGACTGTTGTTCTGGCGAACTGGGACGATCCGAATCAGGTTTATTCTAGTGTTACTGAATACCAGCAAGATGATCAACTGCTGGAGCGTTTTGGGTATAACCCAATTGATCTTCGGTTGCTTGGAGTAACATCACGCGGCCAAGCATTACGCGCAGCAAAGCATACGCTATTTAGCAATCGGTACGAGACTGAGCGTGTCAGCTTCCGCATTGGTGCCGAAGGTCTTGCTGCTGGTGTCGGTGAAGTAATTCAGATTGCCGATCCACTGAAGCAGGGTCAACGCCTTGGCGGGCGAATCAGGGCAATTGATGGAAACACGATTACGCTTGATGCAAAGTTAAATCTAAGCGAAAGCATTGATTACACATTGACGCTGGTCGTTCCCGACGGGGAAACAGCAACGAATCCTGACGGAAGTATTACTACAAGACCCAAGCTGCAGGTTCTCAATCTGGTTAGCTTTACCGATGTTGGAGAAGAAGTTGGTGAGCGAAATATCGTTACTCAATCTGGCGACTTTTTCGTAACACAACAGAGCACTGATTTTATTGTTGGCATTGTTCGCACATCAGAAGAAACAGAAACCAAGATTGAGCTTGATGGCGTTATTGATTCTCAAGTCGGCGCCTTGTGGGTGCTGGAATGGTCTGAACTTAATGCAGCACTGTATAAAATTATTTCCGTAGCAGAAATCGAGCCGCTAATTTATCAAGTTGAAGCTGTTCAGTACAACGACAGCAAATTTGCTTATGTTGATAACGATCTTCCGATTGCCGTACCAAAAGATCGCTTTACGATTTCAAGCGCAACAGCACCGACAAACCTTTCGGCGGCACTGCGTTATTCCAATGGTCAAACATCAATCCGTGCAACATGGAGAGCACCACAAAGGAATGATGCGACCGATCTTTTGATTCGTGGTTATAGATACCAATGGCGCAAATCTGGCGATACCGAATGGTCCGAAATGGCGCAAACTGCAACAACCAAAATTGAAATTCCACTTTCGTTGCATGTTTTTGGTAATAGCTATCAAGTCCGTGTCGCATCAACCAATCGTTTGGGCAGCCAATCTGACTGGCTTGTATATGATGTTGATGCGTTTGAAGCAATTCCAGATCTCTCAGATGCTGAGTACAACGCCGTCATTCGCCACCAAAACCAACCAGACGGCACTCAACTGCTGATTGTTGATTCTGGTACGTGCCCAATTCCAGAGCGAGTTTCAGGCTATCGGTGCTGGGCCAAACCAATTGATGTGCCAACAGTCATTCCAGGCGTCAAAGAACCTGATGCTGATGGCTGGTACTTCTTGGCCGATATTCCGTTGACGGGATATTACACGATTGCTTTCCACGCTCCAGGTGATTGGCAGCTCCGTGTTGCATTTACAAGTTCAATTTTTGGCGAAAATCCAGCGGATTATCTGTACGACACGGTGGATCGTGAAGAGATCGTGCCGCCAACGCCAACAAATTTCAGTGTTGTTGAGAATTACAACGGCAGCGGCAAGCGGTTTAGTTGGCAAGTACCACTTACAGAATACGGAAGCTGGGATCAAAACACAATTGCCGATATTGTCGGTTATGAAGTGCGTTACAAGCAGGGCGATCTTGTCAATAGCAGCCCATCTGAAACGTGGGAAGCAGGCATTGAATTGGCATCTGGCGGATTACCCGCTCAGCAGCAGTGGTTTGAAACTGCTTTATTTGACTCTGACCAATGGGTCGTCATGGTTAAAACCGTTGACGCAACGCAATGGCGTTCAGATGACCCTGCATACATTCTTGTCAATATCACGGCACCGCCAATTAGCAATGCAGTGCAAACGATTAACGCAAAAACGCAGGGTGCAGGAAACTGGCCAGGTGACTACGACAACTGCTCTGTTGTTTCTGGCGACTTGGTTCAAACCGATGCAACACAAGACAGCACGTTTACGTGGACATTTGACAACAACAATCTTGAAAGCGCACTGCTGCTAACAACAACGGCTGATGCAACCTATCAGCATCAAATTGCTGCATTGACCGGTGAAGCGATCGAAGTAACGCAAGAAGATGATTTTAGCATTTTGCAAGAAAATGATGACAAGCTTTTGGCTGAACAGCGGTTCTACACCGAATCGGAGCTTTCGGAAGGCGGTATTTTACACCCCTACGCGCCGTACGAAAAATTACTTGCAGACTTGTATCGCGTCAGGACGCTGTTCAAGAGTCCCGATGGCGGTTCAACTGCTGGGGAGATTACAGCATTAACGGCACAGCTTGATTACGCTGATGTGGTTGAAAAGATCAATGATGCCGCAATTTCCAGTGCTGGAACGGCGGTAAATCTGACGAAAACATTCCGCAGCGTAGAAAGCGTTGCCATCACTGCACTACAAACAGGTGGCTCAACTGCTGTCACGGCAGTTATAGTGAGTAAAACGACCAGTGCTGTTACAGTGAAGTGTCTCGACTCATCTGGCAGCGCAGTTGCCGGCACTGTTGATCTCATCGTTACTGGGTACTGATGGCAGACGCACGTATTTCTCAGCTCCCAGCAGCTACAACGGTTGCGAGCGCAGACATCATTCCATTTAGCAGTATTAGCGCGAGTGAAACGCGCAAGATTACGGCTCAAAATCTGGGTATTGTCCTGACGCAACTAGGGCTAACAGTTGGTTCAACTCAGCCTTCATCACCCTATAACGGTCAGCTTTGGGTCGATACAGCTACAAACCCACCGATTTTAAAGGTGTGGAACGGTGCGACGTTCACCATCGTCAGCTTTAGAC